AAACGCGGGGCTACGTAGTGTCTCAGCCAGGGAGTTGATCGAACCTTTGACTTGTTCACCGAAGGCCAACCCGAAAGCAGCCTGAATTTCAAACAGAGCGCCACCCAAACGCTGCAAAGACGAAACGAAGGAAGTCCGCGCGACTTCGGAGGCTTCCGAGAAGCGATCACGCAGCTTCTCCGAGAACTTGACCATCATCGATGCGGGGACCGCACCAGCTTTCAACGCGTCCGACAATTCGCGTGTAGACATACCGGCGACTTCTGCCATCGTGGCAAATGCGCCTGGAACAACTTCACCCAACTGCCTACGCAGTTCTTCCGAGCTTACCGTGCCTTTGTTGAACGTCTGCTCAACGGCCAGGAAGACACGCTTGATCTGATCGCCAGATAGTTTCAGTGCCGCTGCGGTGACTTGGAAGTTATCAAATACGCGACGTGTCGTCTCCATCGACTGTCCGGCGGACAGCGTAGAAGCCGAGAACGTTTTGAAGGACGCAATCGAGTCCTTCATTCCAATACCGAGTTCGAAGGAGCGCTGCTTCAGCTCTTCGAGCATCTTGTTCGAGCTTGTCCCGGCGGGGAGGAACGCGGTCATTGCCGCATTGAAGCCTTCAACGATACGCGTGGCCTTCACCGCCGACGACATGAACTGCGCGATACCGACGCCGCCAAGAGCGACACCAAAGCCCGCGAGAAGTCCCGTGGCTATACTGGTGGCGTTGCCGAGCCCTCTGACGCCGACCGCTGCCGCACGCGACTGCGTGGTGACGGTCTGAAGCTGTGTAGCTGTTTTCGTTAAGCCTGGAGGCGTCTTTACAGCGGATAGCGAGCTGGCGAGCTGGCGTACACTCGTAGATGCCGTCTTAGACGCCGCTCCGAGCTGCTGTATGGCCACTGCGGCTTGTTTAAGGCCGGGAGGTACCCGAATTGCTGCAAGCGCCTGAGAGAGCGCCTTTGCCCCAGCAGCGGCCTTTCCGATATTTACGCTGCTCAGCTTCTGAAGTGCTGTAGCAGTCTTAGTCAGCTTACCTGTTGCGGTGCCGAGCGTATTGACAGCCGCCGCCAGCTTGTCAACCGAAGACACAGCTTGCGGGGAGATGCCCTTAAATTGGGCAAGCGCGTCCGCGACTGCTTTAGTCGATGCGGCTTTGCCGCCCAACTTTTGCAGGCTCGCACCTAGCTGTTCAACCGCCGCCTTGGCGTCTTTGAGTTGTTGTGCAGCTTTTTGGGTGTTGAGTTGGAGTTCGAGTGCCACCAGTATCTCCGTGAATTAGGTGAGTACAGATTAACACGATACAGAGTTAACCTGCAACTTATTTTCTCCCAAGACCACGGGTACTGTTTTTGTTCTTTTGCTGGGCTTGACGTTGTTGCCTATTGCGTTGATCTCTCATGTGACCTAAGTATTTGTTGTCCAGGCCCACGAGGCAATAATATAAATCTTCTCTAAGCGTACCATTAGGAATACAATGATAATCCGTGTACGCTAACATTTCTGAAATCTGAATGGGCTGCGGCCCGCTCTCATTCCACAGACGGCGTGAGGATAATTCTTCCCACGCCGCCCATACCCATCGCGCGCCGGGTATGATGTTGGCTTCATCTTCTAATGACTTAACGCGTTGTCCGGTCTTTTGTAACTTCCTGAGCTTGTCGAGATGCTTATGCTTCGCGCCAAGCTTCAGGTAGTAGTCCAAGACCGAGATTAGTTTTTTTCAATCGCGTCCAGTTGCTCCCGCCGATAGTTGTCGATGTTTGCCGCATGGTCAGACAGCAACGCACGAACGTCGGGGAGATCGGTAAGAACCCTCTTGCGGTTTTCGTAAGTACAAGCAAGCTCGTTACCGTCGCGATCCGCCACACCCTTCCAATCAACAATGATTGCTTCAGCCATCTGCTCGATCATAAGCTCGGTCTCAAGCTTAGAGTCAATATCACCGTCGCTAGTCACGCGGCTTGCTAAACCAGCTAACAGCCTACGACGTGAGTTGAGCGACGCGGTGGATGTGAAGCGGCGTAGTTTGAAAGAGATGCCAGGGATGAGTTCTAGCCATTTACCGCCTTCACCTGCTTCGATGTCCGTCTCGAACAATTCGTACAGGGTTGGCATTTGTGGCACATTTACTTCCGCTTTTTTAACAGCGGTTTTCTTCGCGGTCATTTGTTCCTCGTTGGGTTGTGCATACAAAACACCCCCGCACAATAAGTGCGAGGGCGCTGTTTGTCAAGTCCCAAGAAGAACTTAGATCAGAATGTCATCGGCCAGACCGAAGAGAACCGGTCGATCATCATCTGAGTGTTCAGGGTCGAGTCACGGAAGGCTTCGAAACCGATTTCTTCCATAACGTCAGTGTCGATACCTGTTGGCGAAATCGGGTCTTCCGAAATCTTCAGGGCAGGGATCGTGAACACGTACTTCATGTTGTCCGTATCTTCGAAGTCAAACTTCAAAGAAGTGGTCTGGTGGTTGATGAAGATGTTGTAGAACTCGAAATCTTCAAAGTAAACCATCATGTTGCCGGAGAGTGAGAAACGACCGTAGCCAACACCAGCGGGGAACTTGTTCCCGACAGCGTTCTGCTCGCGCAGGTTGGCATCTGCTTCGAAGCCCAGCTCAAGAACAGCCTGAGACAGTGCGGCACCCTCTTTCTCAACCGTACCAACGTTTGAAGTGGCATTCATCACTTCGGTGTTGGTGGAGCCGAGAACAGTGTAAGGTGCAAGACCAAGAGTTGCCGTATCCGACGTCGTGGTCTCACGACCAGTGAAGTCGAACGAGCAAGTCACGATAGCACCGGACTCAACACTCATGTTGAAGGTACCAACGCGCATGCCATCCATCAGGAAGTATTTCCCGACGTCAGTGAACTCCTGCTCAATCGAGTAGGACTGCTTCGTGATCGAGGCTACCGTACCTGGGTTGCGCAAGTGCGAACCCTTGACGACAACTTCAACACTACCGGCGTTAGTGTCGGCTGCGGTTGTTTCATCAACAGTAACGGTTAGACCGGAGCTGCCGATTGATTGAACCGTTTTGAAACCACCCTTAGAAGCATCACCACCGGAGAAGTCAACCGTGGTGTCGTTCGTTGCGGTCGTTGTGATCGATCCACCCGTGTAGAAACCGTTACGGAAAGTCAGGATCGGAGCAACACCCGAAGAGAAGTCAGCAACCGTTAGGTAGCTGTTGGTGTCACCAATTTCGACCAAGGCACCATCGATGTAGAAATCGTTGGTAACAGTAACCGTATCCGTACCCGAAGCCGAGCAACGCGATACGCCTGCGGCGTACTGAGCGTTGATTGCGGCTGCGAGGTTAGTACCGGAGTCAGTGTGGGTAGAACCAACACCAACGTCAGTACCGGAGTTAGTGGAACCAGCGATAAAGGTGTAAGTAACAGTAACCGAACCGTCATTTACGCTTACGCTGTCACCGGCAGTCATTGCGCCCGTGATGAACGTGAACGTACCTGTTTCTTTCGTACCGGTCGTAACGGCAGAAGAAACGCGGCTGTTCTTGCGGCGGAACTGATCGTTGACGGCTTCGTGAAGCCCAATCGTGTTACCACCTTCAGAAGCGGTGCGGAGGATGAAGACGTTACCCGAAGTGGCGGCTGCTGCCGAAGTATTCCACTCGTAGGTTTTCGCCGTGTTGACACCATCACTAATTACCGTGGACTCACCAGCAACAGGAGCGTCCGAGAAGGTGATCGTTCCGGTCTCTTTACCTAGACGCGAGTCAAGGAAGATCGTCTGACCAGCTACCAAACCGGAGAAAGGCGTACCGGAATTGTTGTCAATGACGTTGCTAGCTTCGATAGTAACAGTCGTTGCTTTGGTAAGAACGTCACGGGCATCCATGACAGTCGTGTAAGCGGAACCGCTTTCAACAACCAGCGAGGACTCAGTGACAGTTATGACAGTGTTGCCGCCGGAGAACGCAGCAGTGCCGGACATCGTGAAGACGCCGTTGTTCTCAGGGTCAAGGAACCCTTCGAGTTTGATGTACTGTCCACTGGCGAGCCAGTCAGTCCAGTCCGTGCCGGTGATGGTGATTTCAGAAGCACCCGTGACCGTAACCGTTGTACCCTTCACGAGGAAGTGGTTCATCGCTTGCGACCAAGCACCAAGAAGGAAGGACTCGAAGAAATCGTCGTACGTACCAGCCGAGAACTCACCCTCGATGGAACCGCTCGACAGAGCAGAAACTTCAGCAATCGATGGGATCATGCGATCCGCACGAATTTCGTCAGAAATCTGCGTTTCTTTAGAGGCAGACAGCGAAGAAGAAGTCAAGCGGACTTGACGCGTAGTGCCGGAGGCAGGCGTAGTGCCCCAAGTAGATTCTTTAAGATATCGAATGGAAGCGCGATTTGCTTCCGCCGAATTAATTGTGACCATGATTGGGCATCCCTTGCAAGGGTTAAGATAGTACAACAGCGCGCGATTGTGTACGCTGTTGCCTAACACAATTTTAAGTTTTTGTCAAGGTTTGTGCGGCGTTAGGGGAGGGTGAAGAAGCTCGGGTCTTCGTCTGCAATGCCCCTTAGTGTGATAGCTAAATCACGTACTCGGGTGTCCCGCGAGCCGAACGTACGTATAGTCAGCATGTCCCCAGCCTGGAAAGTAACGGTGCTGCCCAAAGTGGTGAACTGGAACGTACCGTTCGTATACATGAATATCCGGCCAACATGCGTGTTGTTGTTATAAATTCTGAAGTAATTAGTCCAGCGCGGCGGGATACGCACCCAGCCTTGTGCCCCGCGAAACTGATCAGCGAACGTAACGTCCCGTACGAACACCATACCAAAAACGCGACCCGATGGGACGGAGCCACTATCCCAAAAGGGAAACTCAACTATTTGTTCTGTTACATTGCCGCCAGGAGGGCCAGGAGGGCCAGGAGGCCCAGGAGGCCCAGTCGCGCCGTCGGCTCCATCAACACCATCAGCGCCGTCCGCACCATCCAGACCGGCAGGGCCTTGAGGACCAATAGGCCCAGTTGCGCCATCAGCACCGTCCAAGCCATCAGCACCGGGCGCACCATCCGCACCATCATTACCTACAGCCCCATCAACGCCATCAGCGCCGTCCAGTCCGTCGGCACCGGCAGGCCCCACAGGGCCAATAGGCCCAATAGGACCGGTGTTACCGGTAGCACCATCAGCGCCGTCAGCACCATCAATACCGTTCGTACCATCCGCGCCATCGACACCATCAGCTCCATCTGCGCCTGCTGGTCCCGGCGGACCCGGCGGACCCGGCACTCCTCCCCCCGTCAAATCTTCTGGGAAGGTTATTGATTGTATACAATCGCGAAAAAGCGCAATAAATCTGTGCCAATCCGAAGACTGTCTAAATTTATCAACTTCTTTTTGA